CCAGGACATTCTTCTCCATTGCGATAACGAAGAAACTCAAACTGGATTAACCAGCGAGCGCATCGCATCCATGAAGTAGGATCTTGACACGAAAACTCGTCCTTCTCCACTCCCATAAAAACAGCCTTAATGGCGGTAATAATAGAGGAAAAGGTAGAACGAAGAATACGCGCAAGCTCAAATTTATTATAAGTATGCGCTTTCTCCAAGTCCTTGCTGTCGAGAATGCCGGACATAATGCCGGCCCATTGCACTTCGTCGGTGCTCGTGCCAAATAGCTTAGAAGCAATAGCACAAGCAAAGACTTTTTGTATAGCAATAGTGACAGCGTCGGGTACGCTAGCTCCTAACTCACAGAAACGCGACATAAGATCGCTAATCGTAGGAACCTCCTCTTCAGAAGGTTCCTTGTCGTCAGAAGCGGACGCAGGACGAAGGTAAAAATCCCTATTGGTCTTAATAACTTTGTTGAGAAGCCTCAGCAAGGAGTGTCGGTGATGACGAACGGAAAGTCCGTTAATGAAGTTGATGACACTCAAAACTCGTGTAACGGTATCTCCGCGGTAAATAATTCCAGCGGAAGTAACAGCATGAACGAGCAAATGTATTGGTTCAGCATTGCCAGAATCTTCAAGCTCTCGAACGAACGTTAAAATGAGAGAAATGATCGAAGAATCGTCATTCTCTTCACTATCATTGTCGTCAATGTGAGCGACAGGTTCGAGCTTGGCGAACGCCCTAGACAATTCGTCTTTACTGAGTAACTCTAATGAGTCCTCGGACGCCTCGCTGCTAGAACAAGAAGAATCTGACATGTCAGATACACACTCCTCAGCGTCGTCGTCATAATGACGGACATCGCGAAGAACATCGTCTCGCACGGACAAAAACCATTGTAAACTAGTCATTGAACCGTACGAAGAAACAGATTGAATGTATTCGACAAGGTCAAGAGGAACATAGTCCCAATCTCGACGAAGGTCATACAAAATATCCTCCGCAACGGAAGAAACTCCAATCTCACTGTATCGAAGCTCATAATGAAGCAACTTACGTCGCTCCAGCTGTCGCTTGATAACATCAAATTCGGAATACGAAGTGAAGGCATTGTAAAACCAATAAAAATACCACTCTGGGACCCAATAGTCTAGCAGCACGGAATAAACCATGCGCTGCTTTTCAGTAGGGTCTTCAACATGCTGTTGAGTCCTAGCATAACGTTTGTAACGTGCAGGAGTCCAGAAAGCGGCAGAAACGTTCTCTCTCGTAACGACTTCGAGGATGACGGCGCAGAAATTCCACGCCATGTGTGAATAAAGTCGTTGATGAAACGGCCAACTGGCTGTTCCATAATGAAAAAGAACGGCAGGTACTCGGAACCAAGTGGCTCCAGTCATCAAAAACTCGCAAATCGGAAAAACAAATCTAAATCCTGAAAACTCTTTACAAAGTTCTTCAATGATTGGACAGAACGAAATTATAGCAAGAGCATTGCTAAATCCGAAAGAAATGAATAAATAATTCACGAAATTGTTGAGAAAAAGACAAAGTTCAAGGAGGAGATAAGTTCCAAAAATTAAAGTTCCACAATAGGAAAAGTCGTTGTTGTAATCAAGGTTAAGAAACTTAAATCCAAAATAATGGTGAAAGTAATATAGGTCAGATTCTCCGACGAAATTGAATGGCTCACG